CGAGTTACTTAAGCAGCAAGAAGATCGCGTTAAGTTCGCGCAACAGGAAGCCGAAGCCGTTACGAAAGCTGCGGCTAAAGAAGGTCAGGGCGTCAATAAGGAACTGCAAGGCGCGGCGAAGAAGATTTTAGGTATATTCCCTGTTAAGGTCGGTAAAGCGGTTAGCGGTTCGTTTAGTCTGCCTGATATTTGGGCGAAAGTAAAGGAAATAGGAAAAGGAGTCGCTAAAGCGGTATTCCCTCAATTCTTTTCTTCAGTTAAGACTAAATACTTCGCGGCTGGTTACGAAAACCCGAAGCTATTTACCAACCCGTCAGTTTACGGCGGCGCAGTATTCGGCGATAAGGGTACTTCCCGAGGCGGCGAGTTAGTCTACGGTCGCGAAAATCTGCTAAAGGATATCGCGTCGGTATCAGGCGGAACTACGATCAACGTCACCGTCAACGGCGCAGAGAGCCCCGAGGCGTGGGCGGATAGGTTCGTTCAGGAATATCAGTTACAGACAAGGACGGTATAATGGGAAAATCATCAGCCCCGAGCGGGTTATCAATTTCAAGAAGCGGTACGACCTTTACTTTCAAATGGAAGATACCGAAAGCAAAGTATGCCGACGGTCAGGGCTTTCAGTACGCTACAAACGGCGGCTGGAACTCTGTCTCGGTCGGTAAGACGACCACTTCTAAAGCTATCACGATCGGTTTAGGCAACTTCTACCCGTATAGCGGTAAAAAGACGGTATCGTCTATTCAGTTTAGGGTCAGGGGTAATAGCAAAGGAAAGCCGACTATGTCAGCATGGGCGAGTAAGGCTTTCGCTATCACCGCGCCGAACAGACCGAGCGCGTCCGCCGAGGTCGTATCGTGGCCTCAAACGAAGTTTAGCTGGTCGGTATCTACCGCTAACAATAACGCGCCGTGGTTTACGCAAGTCAGATATACAACTGTATTAGTTAAGGACTCCGAGATAACAGACGGATCAAAAATAAACTGGTCGAGCACTTTAGGCTATCGTTCGGAGACCACGAACGCTAACTCGTCATCTTCTATCACCGTTACCGACGACTCGTCGCAATTAGCGGACGGTCACTCTTATACGCGGTGGTTTAGGGTCAGGGCAGAAGGCCCGGGCGGTGCGTCTTCTTGGAGTTACGCGAAGCACGTCTACGCGCTTTCTAATAAGTGCGTTGTCACTAACTGCGATATGACGCCTATTAGTAGCGGGTTTAACGCGAGGGTATTTTTCACCTCGCCATTTTCGGCGAGCCGTCCTCTTTCAAAGTGTACGGTAGAATACTCTATCACAACGCCCGCCGCTGATATGGAATGTCCGTCGGGTGCGAGCTGGACAACCGGGGCAGAGGTCACGGCTAAAGACGGTACGAGCGGGGCTATCTTTTCTATCGACTCAACGGTCGATCCCGACGAGTGCTTATTCGTTCGGGTAAATGCTGAATACGATAATAAGACAACCTACGGCGACCCCGTCCTTATCAAAATGGACTATAAGCTGACCGCGCCGACCATTACGAGCGTAACTACCGACCCGTCGCTTCATAAGGCTACGATAGTAGCGGCTAATAACTCGTCCGTCCCCGACGCCTTTATGGTCGTTCGGTACATGGACGATACAGACCCCGACGGGTTCGATATCGCGATTATCCCGAACGGTCAGACGACAGTAACGGGCGTACAATGTCCCTCGTGGACTTCTAACCCGCGCTTCGGCGTATATGCTGCCGCGCCCGCTGGGTGCTACACGGTCACTACACGGGCAGACGGTATCGGCTCTTACGCGGTAGACCCCGAAATGGTCTCGAGCATGACGACCTCGGGTGGGTCTATCCCCGCCGCGCCGCAGAATGTCGGCGTTACTCCCGTATTACCGAGCGGGACTGTCAGGGTAACCTGGGAATGGTCATGGTCTGACGCTGACTCCGCCGAGTTATCATGGGCGGATCATGAGGACGCTTGGGAGTCTACAAGCGAGCCGGCTACCTACACGATCACAAAACTACACGCGAGCGCGTGGAATATATCAGGGCTCGAAGCTGGTAAGAAGTGGTATTTCAGAGTAAGGCTCATTTCTACCGCGGGAGACGCTGTCGCTTACGGTGCTTACTGCGACACGATAGAAGTCAATCTGTCGAGCGCGCCCCTCGTCCCCGTTATCACGCTTTCAGACTCGGTCATCACCGAAGAGGGCGAGGTTACGGCTTCATGGGTTTACTCGAGTACGGACGGAACGGCGCAAGCTGGCGCAGTCATCGCGGAAGTTACGCCGAACTATGTTTTAGACTACGAGCTGACTTCCGATGTAACGGTAGACGATACGAAGACTTACTACACGCGTAGCGGATCAGGTACAGAGCTCGACCCCTACGTCTATACGGAAGTCGAGAACCCCGTCGACGCTGATTTAGGAACTTACTACGAGATCGTCGGCGCAACTCCGGGCGCGTTCACTTATACGGAAATCGCGCAGACGGAAACCGCGCAACAGATAACGCTGTCTGCCGCCGAGCAAGGCTGGCACTATGGCGAAACTCATCTTTTATCGGTTAAGACGCTTTCCGGTTCGGGCTATGAGTCGGACGGTTATTCCGACCCCGTATCGGTTACTATTGCCGAGCCGCCGACTTGCACTATCTCGGCGTCATCTTTAACGCCTGTCACTTATACGACGACAGACGAGCTCGGTAACACGGTTACAGAGACGGTCACAGCTCTAACTGCTATGCCTTTTACTTGCACGATAATAGGCGCGGGCGATAGCGGTATTACTTCTATCGCTATCGAAAGAGCAGAGGCTTACCACGTCGACCGACCGGACGAGACCGACTATAACGGGTTCGCGGGCGAGACGATCGCTCTCGACTCTCACGTCGGCGAGGGTCAGTTTACTATTGATAATACCGACCTACTCGGTCACTTGGACGACGGGGCGGACTACACGCTAATAGCAACCGTTCAGGATAGCTTGGGACAGTCTGCACAGGCCTCTATTGGGTTTACTGTTTTATGGGCGCACCAAGCGAGCGCACCCGAAGCTACCGTCACGATAGATAATGACTATATGGTCGCTATCATGACACCGACCGCACCCGCTGACGCTGACCCAACCGATGTATGCGATATTTACAGATTATCTATTGATAAGCCGCAGTTAGTGTATAGCGGCGCGGCGTTCGGTACTACTTATGTAGACCCCTACCCTACGGTCGGACGGTACGGCGGTCATCGGTTCGTAACACGCACGGCTAACGGCGATGTAACAACGCCCGACGGCTCGTTCGCGTGGGTCGATACCGACGTTCAGTTACAGAGTCGCTACAATGTCTTCGACTTTGCTAACGGTCGGGTCTTATTAGAGTTAAATGTAGAAATATCTAATCAATGGCGCAAGGACTTTAAGGAAACGCAGTATCTCGGCGGAACGGTCGAGGGCGACTGGAATAAAGCGGTCTCACGAACGGCTACCGTTTCAGGCGTCGCAATACCCGGTCGAGACGACGACCTTATTCAGTCTATCCGTCGGTTAGCTGATAACGCTGGTATCTGTCACGTTCGTACAAAGGACGGGTCAAGTTACGCTGCCGATGTTCAGGTAACGGATAAGTACAACTACGCGAGCGGCGTTAAGACTTACGAGTACAGCTTGACTATTACACGGGTCAAGCCCGAAGAGCTCGACGGAATGACTTACGCCGAGTGGTTAGATATTAACGAGGAGTCAGAGTCTTAATGAATTGGGCTAACGGATATATAGCTGAATACTACGCGACGAAAATCGACCCCGCTACATGGCGTGATTTAGAGCGTATAGAGATCACGGGCGGAACGGTCAAGCGCGAGGCGGAAGGTCTACGGGACTCGGCGCAGATTTACTGCGATAAATACCCGCAGGGTATCGAGAACTGGATCAGAATTTATTTAGACGTAAAACAGGGCGGCAGTAATGAACACGTCGCCCTTTTTACTGGCCTTGCTACGTCACCGTCAAAAGATATGAACGGGGTTATCGAAACAAGCGCGGTCGAGTGCTACTCGGTTCTTAAACCCGCTTCGGATATCTACCTATTAAGAGGCTGGTATGCGCCCGCTGGAGTACAGGGCGGCAAGGTCATTAAAGACTTATTATCCGAACTACCCGCGCCGATAGAGGTAGCGGATAACTCGCCCGCGTTGTCGAGCTCTATCATCGCCGAAGACGCCGAGACTAAATTGTCTATGGTCGAGAAAGTCTTAACGGCTATTAACTGGCGATTAAGGTTAACGGGCGACGGGCGTCTTCATGTCGAGCCGAAACCTTTAGAGGCTATCGCTACTTTCGATCCGTTAGAGTACGACGTATTAGAGACCGAGATACACGTCGCGGCGGACTGGTTCTCCGCGCCGAATGTTTACATGGCGATAGACAACGATATAACCGCTATCGCTCGGGACGACTCCGTTAAAAGTGAGCTGTCGACGGTGAACAGAGGCCGCGAGGTATGGGCGCAGGGTACGGCTAATTTAGCGGACAATCAGACGATCGAACAGTACGCTAAAGAAATGCTGAAACAGGCGCAGACGGTAAAGCAATCGGCAACTTACAACCGCCGATTTATGCCTGATATATTGCCGAGCGATATCGTCCGTATGAGATACCCGAAACAGGGTGTCGACGGTCTTTATACGGTCAAGTCACAGAGCATTACACTATCTTACAACGCTACCACTAACGAGGAGATAATAGCGTTATGAGTATGAACGATATAGTCAAAAAACTACAACAGGCGGTAGACCGTCAAGCTAACAACGCGCAACCCACGGCTTACGACACGCCCGCTACGGTGCGCCGAGTCGAAGACGGGATCGCGTGGGTACATATTCCCGGGGGAGTAGACGAAACGCCCGTAAAACAGACGATAGCGTGTTCTACGGGCGATACAGTACAAGTCAGGGTAAGCGGCGGAACGGCTTTTATCGTCGGTAACGGATCAGCACCGCCGACCGATGATAAGACGGCGGTAAAAGCGGTCAACATGGCAACCGAAGCAGAGATAGCTGCTCAAAATGCTAAAGTTACTGCCGAAGGCGTAGAGGGTATCGCGACACGGGCGAACGCAAAAGCGACGACCGCTATCAATCTCGCCGAAGGTATCGACGATCATTTTTGGTACGACTCGGCGGGGGCTCATGTTACCGAAGATACGCAGGAAGACTATCAGTCCGACCCGTCATCGGCTGGCGGCAATACCTTAATTACTTCACAGGGTATGGCGATCCGACACGGGACTACACAACTCGGCGCGTTCGCTTCTAACGGAATACAGATAGGACAAAGTACACAGTCTCGCGCAATCCTTGATTATCACAGTTTTCAGATGATTGATAAAGAGGGGGACTATTACGTTTACTTCTCTGACTTGCGCGATCAGAACGGCGTCTGTCAGCTCATCGAAGACTTTACAGGCGACGGGGCTACTACGACCTTTACTTTATCTTGGGACGTTGTCAGCGTCGACACCGTCACTATTAACGGATCAGAAGTAACGACCTACACGGTCAGCGATGACGATATCACTTTCGCGAACGCACCCGCAGACGGGGCAGCGATTGTAGTTATTTACAGTTCCGATACCTACGAGGCGAAAGCATACACTTTAGGCGCTCGGGCGAGCGGGCATTATCTCGGCCTTATGTCTATGGTCGAGGGCGAAACTAACGTCGCGTCGGGTTACTGCTCTCACGCCGAGGGCAGCGTCACCGAAGCGAACGGTCACTACTCCCACGCCGAGGGCGTCTACACCGAAGCGAACGGTTTAGGAACTCACGCTCAAGGGTTAGGTACTACGGCGGACTACGCTGGGCAGACGGTCATCGGACTGTTTAACGATAATCAGGCTAACTCGTTATTCGAGATAGGTAACGGTCAAAACAACGCTAACCGCTCTAACGCGTTTACCGTGGACTACTACGGTGGCGTCGAAGCTGGCGCACTTGAATTACAAGGCGGTAGTGGAACGCAAGTAGACCCGTATGTGTACACAGGCGGAATTAACGACGAGGCACTTATGAGCGCGTCAACGATAGCAAAATGGCAAGCCATAGTGGGCTATGTAGATTAGAAAGGGGGATAATATGGCTGGGTTATTAGATAGGGCTATGGAATGGATAGCTAATCATGCGTGGAAGGGCTACGGAACGAAGGTATCTGGGCTCGGCGCAAGGACATCGAGCAATCCGTACACCTTCCCGAGCGACGGTATGCTATGGCTCGAGTCGAATTATCGCGCTAACTCATACATAATCGCGTTTGTCGACGG